TAATTTGGCACAATCATTATTGTCGCCCTTGGTAAAATTATTCTTTGATCCGGCGGTATAAAACCCAAAGCTTTTTTGAAGAACTTCTTTTACAAATTCTTCGGTATATAATTCAGACTTTTTGATTTTTATGCTACCTAAAGCATCGTCTTCTACGTTAAGTTTAAGCTTTTTTGGATTGTCTTGCTCGTTCTTTTTTAGTGAAGCCAATACTTCCAAAACTTTATGTACAATTGTCCCTAACTCTGCCTTTTTTCCACTGTCAGATTGATGACCCAAGACATATGTAATAAAATACTGCATTTGGCAATATGCATAATTATTGTAACTAGAAGATCTTATATAGGTTACTATCATAAATTAGCTCCAATGCTGTTTGAATAAATCTAGGGTTTTACACAATTCATTAATAGTCAAATTGTCGTTGTTAATGACTAAATCAAAATTTGACCAATCATAATTTTCTTTGTCCAAAGCTGATTCGGACTTTACTTCGCTCTGAAAAATATCTCTAGTAAGTCTAATAACAACGCCACCCCTAGATTTAATAGCTTCTACTTCGTTTGGAAATCTTACATCTGGTATAATAGATAGTTCTGATTGCTCAATTTCTATTTTGTTTAATGTATAATTTGACCAAGCATCATTGTGAATATATCTAATTATTTTGGTACCAAAGTGTTCTAAAAATTCTCTATGGGTCATTTGCTTGTTGTAATCTAAGTGACGATAACCTATGTCTGGCATATTTTTCCAATAGAAATTTGTTAATTGATTTTTATCATCATTATCGCCATATACACACTTCTTATCTAAGTTAAATAGATCGACACACATTTCTTTTAGGGGGTCTGCGAAATGATACACTTTTACATAAGGCCACAATTCTTTTTCTGCATATTCTATGAATTCATTATCTCTTCTTAGCACATCAAAGACACCGTATCCGGCGTTACCCTTTGTATCATTTGTCTTGATGATAAGCTTACCGTTTTCATCGATATAATAATCTTTTATCATACCTTGTGATAGTAAAACGCTACCAACCATATGGTTAGCAGCAGTATTTTTACCCGCTTGTTTTCTGCCAGAAATACCTATGATTTTCATAATCACCCCTTAATTGTTTTAGCCAACATAGTTTGAATTTGTTTAGTTTGCATGTCGCCTATATCCTTATGAGAAAACTTTGGAAAGCTTAATTTATAGAATCGCCCTAATTGTCTTTGTAATTGTATTTTTGATTCTCTGCCAGCTTGATCATTATCTGTCAATATAATTATATGAGTCAGCGGTAGTTGTTGCAGTCTTTTTTCTTGTTCTTTGGATAATGTCCTTCCAAACATACCTACTACATTATGGATACCAGATTCATATAGTCTCCAAACATCCCCCTGACCTTCTACAATATAGATCGTATTTGACTCTTTGATATATGGTAACGCTCTATGAAGATTGTAGAATGTAAACCTTTTATCAAATCCTTTTGGATAAATTAAAAATTTGGGTATCTTATACTCTTTTATAGATCTGCATATATAACCTATAGTTTGTGAACCATCGGTATTATGGATGGGTATAATAGCTCTTTCATATAACTTAGATGATTGATCCATGCAGTCTCCAACTTCAAAGTGTTTTAAGGTTTCTGCATTGAAGCCTCTGTTAAGAAAATATTTTGATGGTACATTGATGTTTATGTTTAGTGATACGTTTTCATTATCTGGAAAATGAATGTCATCCTTGAGACATTTTACTATTTGATCAAAATTGGATTCAGTTTCTTCCTCAGTATTATTGATAACCTCATTGCTTACATTGGTATCAACATTGAACTCTTTTTTAATCCATGAAAGTATTGACCCAAAACTCACATCCGATCCGTATTTATTACGTAAGACACCACGTATTAATCCGAATATATCATTCTTATATTCTTGCTGACATTCTCTAGTCCAGCACTTCCATATATTTTTACTTTTTGAGTAAGAAAATGCTCTGGGATTATCACTAGATTCATGAACGGGGCAAGTAGAATAAATATTGTCTCCAAAGACTTCGTATTCCATTCCTAATTTGCTCAAAACCTGTTCTATGTTTTGATTGAGAAACTGTTTAGTCTGCTTCAAGTTCATTTGGTAAATTCTGTATAGCCTGAGTATCTACTAAGCCCGTATCACCTATTGGTTGATTCTTCAATTCATTTCTGGTTTTAAGTTCTTTTAATTTGGCGTAAGAACCTTGCATCACCATATTGATGTAGTCTCCATCATCCATACCGGCACCGTGTCTAGCAACAATCGGAACTAACTTTCTATTACCGGCATTAGGACCGTCTTCTGCAAGTTCTTCTTGTGATTTTATTTTAAAGATTGAGAACGACGTACATAACCATATAAGTCTATCTGAACCGGAAACCGCATCCGTGCTTTCTTTAGTTATGCCATCTCTATTAAGTTGCACGAAAGATAAACACGGTATATCTAGTTTAACGCATAGATTGTGTAATGATGTAATTTGAAAACCAAGAGCTTGATACTCTTGTATGTTGTTTGTTATGGAGTTGGAAGACATTAATTTTAGATAGTCATATATGATCACGCAGTCATTTGTTTTTCCGTTATCATTTAGTTTGACCTCTTGTACAATCCACCTTTTGATCAAGTTTAAAATTTGTTCAAAGGGCTTACCCGCCACACTAATGTAACTATAAGGTATGGATTCTAATTTTTTCATAGACTCTGTTACAGCGTCGTATTTATCTTGATCTTCGGCAAATTTGCCTGTGGCTATTTCGTTAATTGGAACCCCACTCATATTAGCCAATAATCTATTTAAATGGTCTTCTTTGCTCATTTCTGTATCAAGCATTAGTACAGGAATTCCTTGAGAAGATATATTAAGGGCGGCGTTGTCAGCAAATACTGACTTACCAACCTTTGGTCTAGCAGCAACAAGATCTACGCACTTTCTTCTTAAGCCACCACCTATGGCTTCGTCATATTTAGAAAAACCAGTTGGTATACCAATAATATCGCACTGGTTTTCAGCTAAAAATTCCACATAATCTTTTACGCCATCTCCTATTTTTTCTGGAACATCCCCACCATCATCTTCACGGAGAAAATCTGTGACGGGATTTTCTAGTATTTGAATGATTTCGTTTATAGACTCTGAACCAGATATACTGTCTATGTCTTTGTGTATCTTAGTGGTTAGTTTTTTAATGTTACGAGCAAACTCAAACTTCTTTATTTGTATAGCAAAGTTAAATACGTTGTCTTTCTCTACTGGAAAATCAAACAGTGATTTTATGTATTTAATTTCTTGAGTAGTATTTATTGCTTCTTCAAGATTTAGTTGAGATGCCGCAGACAAAATAGATGGAATGTCTACCTTGTGATCATTTTTTATGACCCTCTCTATGCACCTAAACAAAACTTGGTTATTGTAATGAACAAAACTATCAACACTTATAAAGTCTGCTATAGATACATAGGCATCTATACCATGCTGCATAAGTCCAGCAAGGATTGCTCGTTCAGCACCAATATCTGATAGTTTTTCCATTATCGTCCAGTACACCTATTGCAACGATGATATTCGCCATAAACATATTTTGGATCTGTCTTAAAAGATCTACCACACACACTACATTCCACATCTACTTTCTTAGATGGCTTTCTATTACGAGGAGTTCTTTCACCATATTCTGTTTCGATATCACGAAATTCTCCCGTATCAACCCATTCATTCTTTCTAGCTTTCACCGGTTCTTTTCTCCTGTTATTGGAATTTCTTGTTGAACTAACTGTAAAATCATTTTGTACCTTACTTTCTGGTTCTGGTGGTGTATCATTTTTCTGCAAAGCATTAAGTAGTGCTTCTTTTTGTTCTGTTGATAGTGTTTTAATAAAATCGTCCATACTCATGATCGCTTGCCCCTCTCTAAAAGAATGTCCGCTTTGCGTTTTAATTCGTAAACTTTGCCTTCAAGTGATTGTAATCTAGCCTCTGCTATTTCACGCATATTTTCTACCGATGCTGCGTATGAATTATTTTGAGATAGAATATACTTTTTAGACTCATGCTTTGTATATTGAGGAAACTCATTCTGGTATTTTACCATCAGTTTTTCCATCTGGTCATTGCACCAATTTAGTGCTACCTTGTTTTTATTAATCTCATCTTGAATATAAGTTGCATAACCATACATCAAATATGCAGAATCAAACAACTCTTCTTGTGTTAACTTTTTAAGTTGATCTGACGATAAATCAGAAACAAGCAGATATTCTTCTCTGAATGAGGAGAATTTGGTGTTGCTACTATTAATGTAATCGTCTATAGCGGATAGATGTTCTGATAATTTTTCAGACGCTTTTAATTCTTTGTCTCCACTCATCATCGCTTTCTGAATATTTTAGGGTAATAAGTTTGATATCGTTCAATTCGCACCACTCTATTTTATCTTCGTCCCTAGCCTTAGACTTCAAAAAATCGGCCTTGCTTTTATGAAAAAATGGTGAATATTCATAATGTTGTTGCCCATGAACCTCAACAGCTAAATTGAGATTGGGTATATAAAAGTCCAAGTAAAGTACGGATTTCCTGTGTCTTAGAGTGCTGCCCGGTAATTTTACTTCTTCTAGAATACGATAACTATTAAACAGTTCTTTTAGAATAGCCCTTGCTCTTAAATGGTATTTAGATCTTTTGCGACTATCGTTATCAAAAACATTGTATTTACTTAGATTCCATACGTATTCTTTTCCATTAATACCTATTACTTTCATTTACTTTTCCCTTTGGGCAACAAAGATAAATTTTTTAAGTTTAAATACCTTGCTCATTATATCTTTAATTGTGAAGCCGTAGGATTCTAATACGTATATTTTATATCCGCTTGGTAGTTCGTTGATTTTCTTTTCTATAAACTGAATTAAACCTTCTTGGTCTTTAAACTCGCTTAAAGCTGTTACAAGATTAATTTTATGATTTTGTGGATTGATATATTCGTAAAACCATCTATCTGCATGTACGACAAAAACCGTGTCGGACTTTAGGGCATTGCAAAATGTAGATTTACCTTGATTGCCAAAGCCTTTCACTATTAAAAAAACTGGTTCAAATTTCTCATCATTAAAACATAATGGTGGTCCTGGCATTTTATTTGACTCCTTTATATACGAATCTGTCTATTGGATCGCCGCCTTGTTTTACACTATTTCCCACCAAAGAAAAATGAGAAAATTTATTAGCAATAGATGATGTCAAGTGTTTTTCTGTTATATGATATACCGTATCGCCTATGCTTCTTTTTAATTTAAGATATGATTCTTGGATATCTTGTTTATATACACCGCCCTCAAATATAAACACTCCACCCGGCTTTAATATGCGCACAATTTCATTTATTATCATTGGTACGTCATCTTCATCTCTATCATTTGGGTCACACATATAATGCATAGCGGACAACAATAATACAAGATCAAATGATTCATTTTGAAGCGTTCTAATATAGTTAATATCCCCTTGTATAAATTGTACATTTTTGTATGAGTTTCTTTTATTTGCAAGTTTAATCCATTTATCTTTATTATCTATGCCAGTTACGCTTTTGGCACCGGCTTCTGCCAATTTAAAACAAAAATATCCCTCATTACACCCTATATCCATTGCTGTTTTATTTTTTATAGCGTTTGGATCAAGTTGTAAGCTTTCAAATTTTTTGTGAGAATTTGAACTACTTTTTTCATTTTCAAATCTTTGATATGACATCAGTATAGCTCCCTTATTTTTTCGTAAATGAAATCTGCTATTTCTCTATTTTTATCAAGAAACTCAAGAGTATTATTCGCTCCTTGAAATTTAAAAAATTTCTCCACGTTTTCTACATTGGATGTATCCACGCTATTTTCTTTTAACAGCTTTGCTATGCTAGGGTGTTCCATATTATCTACAGCACATTGTATTGTGTACCAAGCCCCAGCACTTTTAATCAGCCTAAACTCACAGGCAATCTGTACAATTTCTTGTACTTCATCTATACCAGTACCGTATCTAATCCAACTTTCTGCTGTGCTGTTTGGTCTACCGCCAGCATTAGATGTTTTTATAGACCAATTGGCGATTTGACCAACATGAGTTCCTGTATCTTTCGGGACTTGCCATCTACCTCTATGTGTAATAACCATATTTGTACCCGCTTGATATTGCAACATGTTTCCACAATCTGCCATTTTTTGTGGTGCATATGGTGATCCGCCGGTATTAGCGATATTGTGCGTTACACAAATAAGTATAGTCTTATTTTTCATAAGAGTTCCGCTGATTCTTTTAAAGAACATGGATAACAATCTTGGTAGGGCATTACGAACACCAGTTCTTACTTCGCCCTCTAATTCACAAGATGGAACCATATTAGATAATGAATCGGTTATGATCACACACCCTGGATCATTATTTATGTAATATTCAACAATGTTGAGAAAATCTTCTGCGGACAATACACGCTCATCTGTGGACTCAATGATTAATATATTGTTTGGGTCCAAACCTTTAATGCCGTCAAAATTTTGCTTAGACAATCTGCCTTCTGTGTTAACGTAGATTATCTTCTTATTAAGCTTCTGACATTTAGATGCGAAATGTAGTGCTGTTGTAGTTTTTCCGCTTTTTGGATCTCCTGTCATGACAACAACAGAACCTTCTCTTAGCCCTCCACCAAGAGCAATATCCAGTGCTGGAGATACTCCTATCACTTGCAAGCTGTTTATATTTTCCAAAACCTCAGTTCCGCTTCTTACAACATCTCCATATTTTGAAACAATGGAGTTGCTAATTACGTCAGACGCGAATTTGTTAGAAACCTTTTTAGCTTTTTTCATAACTTCCTCAATTTGTTTAATATGCTTTTCTTATCTTTGTGAGTTGTTTGTCTACTCTTGACTTCCTTTGTTTCTACTTCAACATTTTCATTAACTTCAACCTTGGTGTTCTTCTTGTTTAATAATGCTTGATGCTTGGCTATAACTTTTTCTGCCGCTGGATTGACCTTATAGCCTCTACCGCTCTGAATACCAATAACAAGTAGATGATCAAAATCTTTTGATTTGATAGCAGAGAGTATGGCTTCTTCTGTGTATTTCTTCTTCAATTGTATGGCGGCACCATGCTGCTTTTTCCACAACCAATGATTAGGATCACCCTTGGTCCAAAATTTATACGAAGGTTTTCCAATGTTCAATTTTTCTGCTCTGCGTAGCACAATGTATTCTGCCACGTAAGCCTCAAAAGTACAATACTCGCCAGTGTGTATATGCTGATACTTGCGAGTTTCGGACCATTGTTTTTGAGATTCTTGATTGAATAAACTAGGTCGGTTCTTTTCCATTATGATATAATAAACCTTGTTCAAAGCATTTTTCAACTGGATCTGATGTTTGTCTATCTTCAATAAGTTCTGGGGTCATAAAGATCCTTTTTCTTACTATATCTTCATGTATTTTTCCTATCGTATATGTCTCTCTACTTTTTCCTCCCATCACACATACAAGCGACTTGATCAAGTATACACCATCACAGTCGGTCGTGTCAATACCCATATAGTTGGATCGGTATTGTAGGCCCACTGTCTTTACATCAATTGTGTGATTTTTGCAATATTCCTTGACCTTGAACCAATCTGGTTTATAATCGCAAAAATATATTTCTTGATCATTAGATAGGGTTATTTTTACCCAGATCTTGTACTTATCTTTACGATATTCTTTTAGCCAATCTTGATAAGAAAATATCATTTCTTAACACTCGTCACGCAATTTTTAACTCTTGTTGGAATAGATCTTGTTTTAGTAGAATCGGCCATTGAGGACGCATTCTCTGTCATAACAACAGAACCTTTATGTCTAGCAAATTGATCACCAACAGTTAATGATGCAGCATTATCCTTTTGAGCCTTGGTATAGCATTTCTCTATACTCTTGATTGGCCTATCTAAATCTAAAGCTATCTCTTGAATATCCTTATTGATCTTAGCATGTTCTGTGATATAAAATGTTTCAGCCTTGCTAAGAGGTCCACGCTTACTAGCCATTGATATAACTCCTATTAGCTCTTGTTAAATATAATCTGTTTCTTGTTTTTAAATACTCGTTGTAGTTATCAAAGGTTGTTTTTGACACAGTTTTTAATTGTGTGCGATCCCATATTTGTCGCCCAGCTTCTGGCCCAAATGGATCTAAAGGCACATTGTTAAATGTTCTGATGAGGTATTTATTTCCTAGAGTTTTAGAAAAAATCTTTTCATCTTCACCACTTATTGTAAAACCCCTCATGTTATAAGATTGTTCTTTAATTTCATCTTTGATTTCTGGATTATGCGACGATATGAATTTCATGTTTCACCTGTTATGATATATTTCTTTTTCTGTTCAGAAGTCATTTTATTTATTTGACCCCTTGAGGCTGAACCAAACTGGTTTAATGGTGATTCATTTGCTTGAGATTGTTCTTTCCTAGACTGTTCGATTTCTGACTTTTTGTATTGGCTCATATTTTGCCAATTTTTATCAGCTAATTGACCAATAGTTTTTACATCTTTAACAAATGTTCCTAAACCACCATAAATTAGTCTATTTAGCGAATCTTGACCGCATGAAGGACACTTTTTAAGAGAATCTTCCGAAAAAGATTGATATATATCTTTTATCTCATGACCACAAGATTCACATAAATAGTCATATGTCGGCATATCAACCCTCTAGTGCGTTTAAAATCGCTCCGAGTATTCCGTTCCTCTGTATGTCATTATAGCCTAATCGACATATTCCTACACCATGTAGGTCGTTCAATTTCTCAATGCAGGTAACTAAACCACTCTTATTATAAAGATCGGTTTGATTAGAATCTCCATTGATTATAACCTTAGAATTTTCGCCCATTCTTGTTATGAACATTTTTATTTGTTCTATAGTGCAGTTTTGGGCTTCATCTAAAATCATATAGGCATTATGAAACGTGGAACCTCTCATGGTTTCTAATGGTTCGAATCTAATTCTTCTTGTGTTATAATAGAGTCCAAAATGATCTCTACCTAAGAAATATTTCAGATTTTCTTCCATAGGTTGAAGATAAGGCTTAATCTTTTCATTTAATTCCCCAGGCAAAGAACCTATATCTTTACCTGTACAAACTAAAGGTCTAGTGACTATTATAGTCTCTATTTTGTCCCTTAATAAGTGTTCAGAAGCCACACCAGCCACAATAAAAGATTTACCGGTACCAGATGGTCCGGTACAAAAAGTAACATCATTTTCTATAATAGATCTGATGTATGTTTTTTGATTTTCTGTCTTTGCGACTAGTGTATTTTTTTCCTTTTCTTTGTCCTTCTTCTTTTTCCTCAAACGCGAATTGTTATTTTCCAGTGCTGCCAAAGCCGTTGTCTCCTCGTTGCGAGGAACCTAACGTATCATGGACCTCCATAGTGACGCGAGGAACCTCTTGGAATATCATCTGAGCGACTCTATCCCCGGTATTAATTACAACATTCTTATCAGAAGTATTGTAAAGACATACCATTATCTCTCCTCTATAACCACTATCCACTACACCCGCTAGAACATCTATACCTTGTTTAACAGATAGGCCGGATCTGGGCCATATTAAACCAGCCATATGTTCTGGCATTTGTAGGGCTATCCCCGTTTTGACAGTTTTTCTTTGTTTTGGTGGTATGACGGTTTCTACGACTGAATAAAGATCAAAACCGGCATCCGTTGTGTTTGACTTTGTTGGTAATGTTGCGTCTGCCTCTAACAATTGTACTAAAACATTATTCAATTTTAAACTCCTTAAATAATTTCGCACTTACCGCCAGAACAAGCCCACTCTTGTTCGGCCTTTACATTGTTCTGCTCCTCAATCACATTAGTATAATCGACTTCCTTATACTCGCGGTTCATGTCGAGCCAATCTTTCCAATTATAAACATCTTTCATGCAATATGTTAATTGCTTTAGGTCGCCGTTCATGTACTTATCTGCGAATCTTTGACATCTTTCAAGATAGGCTTTCTTTTCTGTTCCCTTTATTTTTTGACCAAAGCCTAAAAGACTGTCACACGCGGCCCATAAATTATCATCATATAATTGAAGGCCGACTTCTATTAAACCACTCACGAACACGGCGGCATCACCATAATGTTGAATTTGTTCACTTGGTAAATATACGGTTGTAAATGGTGCTTGTGCGTAATCTTTGTCCCCAGCGATTGGGAGTAACGAAACGCCACAGAAATACTTGCGATTGCTATAGATAAAATCAGTCACAGCATCCCACTCTTCTGGTTTAACATTAATAGTGTTGGAAACATTATGAACTAACCAGGGTTGTGTACATAGATTTTTATTTGTACCTGTTATAACCCAATTCTGCTGAGTGCTTTTAACATACTTTAAAAGCTCTATAGCATCTACTTGGTTCTTTATCTTAGATCCATCTGGTACCTCTACGCAAAATGCTACAACGTCATCGGAATCATTATTTGACCATACGCTTTCTTCACAAGCCCGTGGATTTTGCTCTCTAAAATACTGGTAGATCGGTTCCATCTTATTGGCTTGTACTCTTCGTATATACCTCTTTGCGTGGTGAGGATGAATACCAGAAGAAGTTCCTAAAATACAACTTGATGTGCCTTCTGGCTTAACGCACGTTGTTCTAGCGGCTTGATTGATACCAATAAGTTTTGCTATCTTAGCATTGATATCCTTTACAATTTTAGCCCCCTTTTTCTGAATATTTGGATCTAGACAAATTTCATGCTTTTCCATGATACCTGTCATAGATACTCCTAATAATGCTTCTCTACTGATAATGCGTTCAGAAACTTCGCCAAGATAAGGGAACTTTGTAAACCCTGCTTGAAGGGTGCCTATAATTGCGGCAGAAGCACAAGCTTCATAAAAATCTTCTTCAGTTTTTACTTTCGCACAGTTGATGGTTGAAAGGTTACAAGCCTGCCAGCCAGTTTCACCAGTAGTTTCATCTACGGGCCACATACCAATTTCTACGCATGGATTAACAATTAATTCTTTTGAATCTGACCAAACAAATCCTGGTTCACCAAACTCCTTAACAGAATTCATTAACTCAGCAAATTGTTCTTTTGTTGTTTCGTCGCGTATAAGCATGGCTGAATTGTTTGATCTACCGCGTTGCGGATTATCAATAAACCAACTGCCGGTTTTAGCCTTTGCCATTTCCTCGTCATCGGCAGAGAATACACAAATAGTAGCACTACGACGAACGCCACCACTGATAACAGCGTCGGCACTATACATAACTATATCGTAAGCTTCAATGGGCTTGATCTTGCCGCGACCAGACTTTATTGCTCCATCCAATACCTTTTTAATATTGTTCAAAGCTTTCTTTAGTGGTTCTGGGCCTGGAGCTTTACCGCCACTTGATTTTAAATACGCACCCGCTGGGCGAATCTTTGAATAATCAAATGTGACATTTTTCCCACTATATTCTGGGAAAAGATCACAACCCTCAAAATAACTTGATACAAGAACACCGATTGCGTCTGACCAACCTTCGATAGAATCATCTATGATAAATTTTTTAGAGCCGTTCTTTTCTTTGATGATTGGTGGCATCTTATCTATATGGTGGCGTTGCACCGAGAAGCCGGTTCCACAACCGCACAATAATAGATACATACACTCTTGAAAGAATCTCACCCTATCAATATAAGAAGCGATGCAATTGTATATGCGGGCGTTATGTTTAAAGATTGGTGAACCGCCGAATTGTAATGCTCTTTGCGAACCAAGAATCCTCTTCTTTTTCATGTCTTCATATGCTGTAGAAATGGCGTTATTGATTTCGGCGTGATTTGCATCTTCTGGGTTAACATATGCGTCAACCATCATTTGCTTTACTCTATCGACTGCCTCATGCCATGTTTCTCTTCTTTTCTTTTCTGGTATCCATCTAGCATATTTAGATACAAAGGTATAGTTCATCAAAGATTTTATCGACATTTAACACTCCCTACTAACTTACAACAGTATTAATTGAATAATTTTTTGAAGAGTCTTTCGACTATAAACTTTAACACTACGGGCAATAACACATACAATAAAATAAATGTTAGTATTGCCGATCCATAGCGTTCTTCATTAGCAACATTGTCTCTTATAAAGTTTTTGCATTGTGATTTCAATACTTCTTGTTCGGCTTTATTTGCCTGTGTAAAACAAGAGCTTTGACTAGCTATTGTAGCCCATTCGGCCCCGTATTGCAAACATCGTTGGGCTAATTTTTGCCTAGCTTCATCTGAATACTGGCTAGATATATCGGCCTCTATGTCTGAAAAATCAAACATTTGACCAAAACTTAATTCGTTGGTGCTATCATAGTCAAAGTCTATGTCTGGTAAATATTTTATTTTAATGGTTCCGCCGTCTTTACCTAACGCTAAACCATTGACATAAGCAGACAAACTGATAAATCTAGTCCAAGTTATTTTTGGAGATTTGTCTTGAAAGTCTAGTGAAACTTCATCCCCATTTTGAGTTGCCATTATGCTCAATGGCTGGGGAAATTGAATGTTTATATTGTTAACAGAATAACCAGACTTAGAAAAAATTTGATAGACTATATCTCTAATTTCTCTTAAATTGATCATATTATTGTTTCTGTATTAAGGCCCAAGCTAAACCGGTAAACTTTAAGGATATATCAAGCTTTTCATCGTCAGTCAATACGTGATTTTCGTCACCTATGCTTGATCTTAAAAGTTTGATAATGCCTTCATCTAGTCCGTTATATTTGTCATTTAATTCATTGTTGAAAAAATGATTAGCGGCTAAAACGTATACATCATTGGTTTGTTGGTTATCTGCATTATAATCTTTAATTCTTGTCGCAAACTCTTGATTAAATATAGCAAGCTTGGCCCTATCTGTTGGATCTGTAACTAAATCCGCGACAGGTTTTACCAGTTCCATTATTGCTTCAGTGGGTTCTTCTATTTCTAGAATAGCAATTTCTTCATCATCAATAATAGTATTGGTTTGGTTTTGCCATGCAAGAGTTATACCAAAAACTATTAGACCTATCGCTAATAGGTTTTTCAAATTAAGAATGGACTTCATCTTCTAACACCCCATTTAGTAGTGGAAATACTTCGTCTAGTTTTGTTGATGCTACTTCTAAATGAAAAGCATCGCATTTTTCTTTTAATTGATACCATAAGCCAACAATTTCTAAGAATTCTTTTTGTTTATTGGTCTTCACTGTTGGTGATGGTTTGGGTGTATTTGAAAAGAATAATGTTGAAATTAAGTATGGGAAATCTATAAAATTGGAGAGCAGAATCAATACTCCTAATCCTATAGAACCATAGATTAGATATGCTGCATTCATGAATTTACCTTTATTAATTGTTACCGTGATAAGGACAAGCTGTTTTGTGACCATCTCCTTGAACTATTATACCCGTTCCCTTGCAAATACACTTTTTGGGGTCTGGGTCAGTACCATCATCCGGTAATGGTTCTGGGTTATTGACAAATATTTCTTTTTCTGCTTTGTCAAAAGCCTTTGAGCAATCTTGCTTCCATTCTTCTACGTAGGAAGCGTACATATTGTTAATGTCTTCGTTTTTTATAGAGCAAAATGTGGGATCGCAACAACCCACAAAAAAGATCATGGGTATAAGGAGTAGGTATTTCATATTAATATCTCCATTAGGTATACTATGTTATACACCTAAACGCTGTTCTGGATTGCTGTTATTAATGCTGATACACGATTGTCTAGTAGGGCAAGGTCAATCGACTCTCCAATCGAATAGAAGGCGAGGCGGGCATCGGAGTGGTATGACGAGCCATCAGACATAACGAACAGATCGCCTGGGTCGGGAGTGTCCGATGGAAACGCCGTGCTAGTGTTAGTCGCGCCGTTTGCGCGATACTCAAAGTCGGACGCCTGAAATCGGCTCATTCCGGCAAAGCCCACCATGTCGGCGTTCAAAACGTCTGACACGCTGGCAGTAGACGGCCGATTCACGCCCCAGTTGGTCGTTACAGAACCCCGGAAAAATGAAGTGCTTCCTACAGTGTTTCTTCCGGCGCTGGCGATGTAGACGGTTGCGGCATTCGATGAAACTGTTGAGATGTATGCAGAAGTGTGCTTGTCATCCTGCGGGTCATCATCGTTCGCCCTATTGCTATTTAGATATTTCGTTGACCCATTACCCTTCAAACCAGTTTTACGATCATAATCAGCAGTAACGAAGTTATTATTTGTTGGTCCAGAGGTTTCTCGTATCGACAGGTTGGCAATCGAAACCGAATAGGCGATAGTGCCGTTGGTAGTAAACTCAAGCAACGCCGCACCTGCCGGGACGTTTGTAGCATAAAATGCCCCCGTTGCTGAGTTGTAAGAAACATTACTCGCACCTGGGAGTGATGAAAGCCTGATTGTGTTGATCGCTGACGTATCGCCTGTCAGAGTTCCGCTGACGGCATATCTCTTACCAATCGTTAGCGGCAGCGAAAACTGAAACCTAGGATAACTTACATTTGAGCCGATAACACTGTTGGACATAGTGCGCGTGGAGCCGTCCCAAACGCCAATGCTCCCACCAAAGTTTACTATGGAGGGCGTAGAAACACTCCACAACTCCGACCCAAGAGGGGGCGTTAGCGGAACCAAAGCCCCATTTAGTGTTCTTGCTCCCGCTAAAATACAACTAGCTTTTATACTATCCCATATGCCATCACTCTTACAACCCACAATAAAATCTTCTATTACTTTTGCTACTCCAACTTCTACTCCAGTACCATCAGCACTGGATAAAGCAGACAAATACGATACAGCGTCTGGGTCTGATGGTAAAGTTTGAGAACCAAATCCTGGGAAAGAACTTGCATATGGATGATCATATGGTAATTGCTCTTGTAAACCCCATTTCCA